ACAGGATATTGAAGGAATTGAGACTGAGATAAAAGAAGCAAAAATCGGAAACCTCCCAGAGGTAGAGATTAGAGCATTTAAAAATTTCCTCTCTAAATTAAATCTAAAATCATAGGAGAAAACTATGTCAGACGACGCTATAAACAATGTTGCTGAAGAAGTAGTTGAAACTGTTGAAGAAGAGCAAGTAGACGAGCTCGTGGAAAATGAAGAAATTTTAGACGAGGAAGTTGAAAGCATTGAAGAAGGCAAGCATGAGGAAGAGGAAGAAGAGCACGAACCTAAAAAGGAAACTGTTCAAACTCCAAAAACCAAAGCAGGCGTAATTCAAGCAGCAGTCGAAATGCTTAAGAAAGCAAGAAAAGAGGACGCGCAAAAAATGTTCTCAAAGATGGCTCTAGGCAGTGATGAAGAAGAATCAGTCAAATCAGCTGACGATGCAGTTAAATCAGTATCAAAGGTTGCAGAACCAAAAGCTAAAGCGAAAGTAGAAGCTATTGATTTTGACGAAGACTTAGAAAACATCATTAAAGAAGAGGCAACTCTTTCTGATGGGTTCCGTGATAAAGCTCAAGCAATCTTCGAAGCAGTGTTAACATCTAAGTTAACATCTGAAATCGACAGATTGGAAGCTGAATACGCGCAAAATCTTGAAGAAGAAGTTTCAGAAGTCCAAGAATCTCTAGTAGAGAAGGTAGATTCATACCTTAACTATGTAGTAGAGGGTTGGATGAAAGAAAATGAAGTAGCAGTAACTAACGGTCTTAGGACTGAAATTGCTGAAGACTTTATGACTTCACTACAATCAGTGTTCAAAGAACACTACATCGAAGTACCAGAAGGTAAGGTTGACCTTGTTGATGAACTCAACGAATCAGTAACTGAACTAGAGGAAACTTTAAATAAAACCACAGAAGATAATATCAAATTACATGAAGCTGTTCAAAACTTTGAAAAGCAAGAAGTAGTAAGAGAACAATCTTCAGGGCTTGCACAAACTGAAGCTGAGAAATTAGCATCTTTAGTGGCAGATATTGAATTCGATAACAAAGAAACTTTTGAAATGAAAGTAAAAACTGTTAAAGAATCATACTTCACAAAAGAAGTTACTGAATCAGTTGATGAAGTGGATAGTTTATTAGGTGAAGATAATGTTTCTGAAGAAGAAACTATGTCAGAGTCTATGAACAGATACACTCAAGCTATAACTCACTTTAAAAAATAAGGGAAATAAAAATGTTTAACGCAGACGCAAAACTAATGGAAAAATGGGGTCCGGTTCTAAATCATGAATCAGCTCCAGAAATTTCCGACAGATATAGAAAAGCTGTAACAGCTAGACTATTAGAAAACCAAGAGGTTGCCCTACAAGAAGAAAGAGCTCAAGCACAAGGAAATTTCATTTCTGAAGCTGCAGCAGCTAACAATATTGGTTCAGGTTCAGCACCGAATAACATCGGTACTTTTGACCCAGTATTAATTTCTTTAGTACGTAGAGCTATGCCTAACTTAATTGCTTATGATATCGCTGGTGTTCAACCAATGAGTGGTCCTACAGGACTTATCTTCGCAATGAAATCAAAATATGCATCACAGAGTGGTACAGAAGCTTTATTTGATGAAGCTGATACAGACTTCTCTGGCACAGGCACACATCAAGCTGACCCAACAGGGTTAAGTGGTGTTGCAGACGCTGACACAGACGGCACAATTGCAGACGAAGCAGATACAGTATCAACATTTGGTTCTGGTCTATCTACTGCAGCTGCTGAGAGATTAGGTGTTGGTGAAACTGGTGACGGTTCTTACGGCGAAATGGCTTTCACTATTGAGAAATCAACAGTAACAGCTAAATCAAGAGCTCTAAAAGCTGAATACACAATGGAACTAGCGCAAGACCTTAAAGCAATCCACGGATTGGATGCTGAAGGCGAACTTGCAAACATCTTATCTGCTGAAATCTTAGCTGAAATCAATAGAGAAGTTGTTAGAACAGTTCTTAAAACTGCAAAAATTGGTGCATTACAAACATCTACTGCTGTAAGTGGTATATTTGATGTAAACACTGATTCAGACGGAAGATGGATGGTTGAGAGATTCAAAGGCTTAATCATGCAGATTGAAAGAGAATGTAATGTTATCGCTAAAGAAACAAGAAGAGGAAAAGGTAATTTCGTTATCTGTTCTTCAGATGTTGCTTCAGCATTAGCAGCTGCAGGTCTTTTAGACTATACTCCGGCTTTAAGTGCAAACTTAAATGTTGATGACACAGGTAATACTTTTGCTGGTGTTCTTAACGGAAGAGTAAAGGTTTATATTGACCCATATTCAACTGTTGACTTCGTTTGTGTTGGTTACAGAGGTACTAACCCATACGATGCTGGTTTATTCTACTGCCCATACGTTCCTTTAACCATGGTTAAAGCCGTTGGTGAGAATGACTTCCAGCCAAGAATAGGATTCAAAACAAGATACGGAATGGTTGCTAACCCTTACGTAGCTCTTGACAATGTTGGTTCAGATAGATCTAACCAGTATTTCAGAATCTTCAGAGTTGACGACATTATGGTGTAAACCTAATTAGTTAAATCTAATTCTTTAAAGGGACTTTTCGGAGTCCCTTTTTTTATGTTAGTATTTTAGCGTGTATAAATAACTATATGGCAACATTAACTACAAACAAAAACTTTCTTAGCCCAGTAGGGTTTCAATTAAAAGTAGACCATACATTATATCCCAATTTGGAATATTTTGTAGTTGCGGCTACATTACCATCAATTAATTTAACTGCATCTGAAATGCCATACCGTGGTGTGAATTTATCATTTACAGGTGACCGATTGGCTTTTGATGATTTATCAATTAGAGCTAATATTACTGAAAACATGGAAAATTATATTGAAACTTTTGATTGGATGCATAATTTAATACAAAATAAGAATGCAGAAGACCTAAAGGTTGATGGTACATTATTGGTACTTTCATCACATAACAATGTAACAAAGGAAATTAAGTTTTCTGGTCTGTTTCCAACAAGTTTAAGTGCTGTAGAATTTGATGCACAAGCTGATAGTGTTGAGTATGCCCAAATGGATATAACATTCTCATACACAAACTTTGAATTTAAAACCTAAACAGGTTTACTTTTACACAGAAATGTGTTATAATATATAATATGAATAATTTAGAAGCTATAATTGAAATGTGGAAAAAGGATAGTGTTATCGAAGAGATGGAACTCGGAGAGGCATCTAGACAATCTGCAAAGTTACATTCCAAATACCTAGAGCTATATTCCGTAAACAAACTAAAACTTAAAAAGTTAGAAATGGACTTTAAAATACTATTACGTGATAAATTTAATCACTATAATGGTAAGTTATCACAAGAGGAATTGGATAATAAAGGTTGGGATTATGACCCATTAAATGGTCTAACTGTATTGAAAGGCGATATGGATAAATACTATGATGCTGACCCGGTAATACAGGAACATCAAGCAAAAATTCACTATACACAAGAAATGGTTGATACATTAAAAGAAATTATGGATAATATTAAGTGGAGACATCAGTCGATTAAAAATGCCATTGAGTGGCATAAATTCACATCAGGTATGTAATAAGATGTTTATTTGTATAAATAATATAAACAGAAAAGGTAATGCGACAACACTACCTTTCCCTAAACACAATTAAATTTAAGAGGAATTTAACCATGTCTAAAAGTATTTATACACCTACAGAACAATTTTGTAATGAACACTATTATCCTATTTCACATGAATCAGCACCTACTGATGCGATACTTTCAGGTTGGGGCGGTATTACACCAACAACTTGGACTAAGGGAAATATACCGTGGAATAAAGGAAAGAAATGTCCACAATTATCAGAGGACAAAAAACAATATTGGGCCCAATGGAAAGCAGATAATCCTGGTTATAAAGAGAAGTGGAAGAAAAGAGAAAAGACTGGATGGAATTTAAATTCAAATAATATTATGAATATAAATAAAACAAAGGTTAAATGTCCTCATTGTAATAAAAGAGGCAATCCTGGTAATATGGCCCGATGGCACTTTGATAAATGCAAGAAAAACTCATCGTAAGTAAATTAAACGAAACATTCTTACACATTGATACTGAACCAAGTATTGAACGAGAATTATCTGAACACTTCTGTTTTTTTGTTCCCGGTTATAAATTTATGCCCAGCTATCGCAATCGTGTATGGGATGGCAAAATTAGGTTATTCGACCAAAGAAAAAAGACACTATATACAGGTTTATACAAATACTTAAAAGAGTTTTGTGAACCTCGTAATTACCATATTATTATAGATGATAAAAATGGT